GAACCGGCCAAATAGCCCAAAATAAACGCCAAGAAAATAGGAAAAGTGAGTCTCCAAGGGGGGGTATTTTGGTCAAAGTGTGGAATCTTTTGCACCTTAGATCATCTCCTAAACAAGAAACCGAATAATGGCCCTACTCCGGGAAGGCTGCCGAGCATCGTTTCAGTCGCCGCAGTTGCTTGTTGGCCTTTCTGGTCTAATTCTTCTTTATGGGCGTTATACTGAGTCTGCCAATCTGCTAATGTTTCACCGATGTTAGTTAAGGCAGGATTGACGACATAATCCCAACCGAGATAACCCGCTAGAGTTGTAAGGATCAGAAGCATAGCCGTATTATCTTTCAGAATCTCAACGAAAGGTTCTGTAAATTGATTGAATGCTTTGGCTGTTCCTTCAACATAAATCAAGTGTTCAAGTAACTCCCTCTCTTTATCTTGAAAAGAGATTCGATATTCAATGACCTTCTCAGGTTTGCGCTTCGTCATCGAATCACTCAACTTATGGTCATACCAATAATTAATTTCTGATTAAACTGCATAGAATAACCGCTAGTAGGGGCAGTTGATGGTAAAGAGTTAGAATTAGTTGATTCCCTTAGAGTATTTTTCGCCACTTGACCAATAGCAGAATTCCAAGGGGTGCATACTCCATCAACCCCAACCCACATAGTCGGGTCGCTTGCTCCCGGTTCTTCTTGGACATATCCTACCCAATATGTTGTCCCTCTGCTCAATGTGACGGTGGAAGCCGGGGTTCCCGTAGGCGTTGTCGAGGAGCTTAGGTCAATTGATGTAGTGCCGCCTATTTGGGCACCGGGATATCCGTCATCGGTGTTCTTGTAAAAACCGATTAGCATCTGTTGTCCTGCAACGGTTCCGTTACTTCTGATTGTTATCGTCCCTACATCTCCCGACTCTGGACAAACGAACGGGTAGTATTGAGGGTTATTTGTGGACATACTTGCAGTAGTAGCATCCCTTGAAGGAGCTGGGTAACAGCAATCCAAGCGGCACATATCCTGCCCTGCTGACATGGCCGACTCGACTGGGCCGCTGAACGTGCTACTGGATCCCCCTGAAGAAGTCAAACCAGACCATTCACCGGCTACCGCCAGCCTAGCGAGATTAACTAGAACTATTCTTCTGAGGGTATCTTCAGCTCCTTGTTCAGCATAGACCTTCTCAGCGACTCCTTGGAAATCAGAGAAGGACAAATTTTCTAGATCGGTATTCTTCAACAGGGCATATATCCTCTTGTCGGGATCTGCATCAGGTAAAGGACTCATGATAACAACCCGTTCCATTCAGCTCTCACACTTTCAACGGCCAATTTTACTAAGACTAACCTTCTCAATTCATCCTCATTAAGTGATTCAACGCTTATAGGATTACCAACCGACGGTAAATACTCCCCTGCTTCAAGTTGTCCCGTTAGATCCTCAAGCGTCATTCCCTTTAGTAAAGCATAGACGCGCGCCTCTCTAGTCTCAGCGGCTGGTAGCGGCATACCATCACTTGAATTTTCTTTGATACTTTGCAATTATGTTTTCAATTGCTTGCAAATCTTTTGTGGACATCAACATTTCTCCGGGGTTTCCGGCTGGAAAACCTAAATACAGTTTTTTGGATTTGGATACTATTGAACTGTAAAGATTCTTGATTTGTCTCTTAGTCAATTTCGCCATTTGTTTCACTCCTAGGCGTTAGTTAGGTATTGAGCCTTGAAGTTGAGGTTCACGGGAATTCGACAATCGTTGAAGCCTGCTTGAAACTTTGAAGGATCAGTTACGGAAACTGAACCGACAACGTTCCCTAGTGCATCAACTACCACTGCTCCGGGTGTTTCAATCTTAGAACCATCAACTGAACTGAAGAAAGCCTTGACAATTGTTTGACCCTGAACGGTATCTCCGATCGAATTTGAAGTCTGAAGATCTACAAGCTCGTTAGTGGCAGCTCCAGTCGGAGTCACTACGGCAATTCTGGAAACGCCCTGAGCAGTGTAGTAGCAAAGCGCACCCTCGCGGTCTGCGGCTGTGTTGTTCATTACTCGGAGTTTGTCTCCGGCCTGTAAGGTGAAGGGGGCGCAGAGGGCCGGAGTTGAAGATGAGACGCCTTTGATAGCGACCGGAATGATTGCAGCAACTAGACCCTGTCTTAGGATGTATGCGTATGAAACTCCATTATCGCAGGTTACTAGACCACTAACGACAGTTTTCCCCAACCCATAGTCGCCTATGTTTTGTGCGCTGACTGTATATGTGGTATCGGTCGTAAGGTCGGACTCCGTGCCCTCTGCCAATTCTGCCTTTAGGGGGATATTTGTCCCGTCCGAACAGACTAGAATGCCATTAACGGTATTTGTTGCCATAATCTCACAACCTCACTCCAAGAGCTAGAGGCCTGATTAGGGCGTTTGCTTTGTTGAATGGCTGTCTCATGACTCTGCGGAAGATCTTCGCGCCTGCGTTAAGGGTAATGGCACTAATCGCCATTGGAACCATATTAGCCTGAGCGTTAGCCATCATTTGATTTGCGGCTAGACCGGGTTGGTTGAGAATGTCGCTAAGTGATATTTCACTAGCACCGACCATAACCGTTGATGTTGCGCCTAAGCCTCTGTCGCCTACTGTCTTGTAACCAATATCACCAGCTCCGGTCACAACGCCTACGGGCGACGTTCCCATGATCCCCTCGGTTAGAATTGAGAGGTTCAGATAAGATATAGCGGCATTGTATAGGCTGAATGTTTTAGCCCTTCTTCGGCGTTTTGACTTCTTTCGGCGTGGCGGCATAAGAACAAAACCGCACAAACTCGCTAATCAACCTTGTCCGTCTTAAATTGGCCTTTATCGTCTCTTGTTGTGACATTAGCGGGGATAATTTGCTTCTGTTGATCGGCCCAACCCGCTATTAATTGACTAATCGCAATCTGAATAGGATTAGGGGGTTCAAATCCTTCTAATCCACCTTGAGTTATTTCATTAATCAAGCTCTGGATAGCCTCGGCGAGCCTTCCGTCCAATTCCTCAATGGCGATTTCAATTGATCTTCCACCAAGATAAGCAATCAGGATCAGAAAAAGTAGGTTTAGAGCTGAAAGGGCGGTTAAAATGAGCATTTCGGGCGACATGTAACCACCACCCAACCGCCTACGGTCTATCAACCAACCGGGGAAGGGGGGATTTCCCCCCCCTGACCCGGCATCTTCTTAGACTGTGTCAAACGGTAGGCTTGAACAGGTGTAGCGTGGCTGTAATAGTGAAAGTGATTAAAAGTGAATGAAAGTGAATGAGTTTTATTACAAAGTGACGGTAATATTATAGGCAGTCTCTCACTCCGATATATTATGGGAGATGAGACGACCCTTGAAAAGAGAATACTTGCACTTGAAAGCCGAATACCCCGTTATATCGTTAATTTGGAATTGAGGATAACTGCGTTAGAGATTGCGCTTGAAAACCTCTCAGCTCCAAGAGGACAACCCGACCCCGATTGTGCGGTTGATCCAACCGGAGAGTGGTATTGATGACCAAAGAACCAATTGGCGATTATATGTCAAGGATTTGGGTTGAATGCCGAGAAGAAGCCGGGATTCATGTTACCTTCATGAATTGGTGTTTGCAGAATCATTACCATATTGTTAGGGAATTTATTGAGTTCGATTCTATGATGAGTGGTGAATACTGATGGAGTCCGATGAGGTGCTTTGCCCTCACTGCTGGCACAGAGATTCTCTCTCTTGCACCGACTTGATTGTGCATCTAGACCCTCAAGGTGAATGGCATGAAATGCAATTTGAATGTTCGGCTTGCGAATCCCTTTGGATTGAAACTCTCGACGTCTCCGACCTCGTAAAACTAGCGGGGCGATAGGATGAGCCACCAAGATTTCCCACGAAGGGCGTTAAGCTCAAATGATTACCCGACTGATTCTTGGATTCTGGATATTTTCTCTCCCGCATTATGGTTTGATCCATGTCCTCTAGGGGCATTGAATAATCCTTCAAAGCCGGACGGTTTAGAGGTTCGATGGTGGAACAAAAGACGGATTTATTGTAATCCGCCATATTCAGAACCGCACCTATGGGTTGATAAGGCATTGAATGAATTGTTTGAAGCCAATATGAACGGGCGAAAATACACCTGCGTTATGTTACTCAAGCATGATTCTTCAACTCAATGGTTTCGTAAATTACATGAGGCCGGGGCTTATTTTCTGTTAGTATCAGGACGCTTATCTTTTCAGACTGGAACGCCTTGCGCCTTTCCAAGTTTAATTGCCGTGATATCTAATATTGAGGTGTTTGAATGAGAAAGAAGGCCTTTTTCGGGCGCAAATGTAGGAATGAAAATTGCCGGGTTTTGTATTGGTTTCAACATAAAAGCGGTTGTCCTAAGTGTAAATATGGAGCAAAGAAGGAGTTTTCAGAATGAAAGAGAGAAGAAGCACCGGGGCCACTCACTCATTCAGACTAACCCCTAGAGCTTCAGAGTTAGTTGAGGGTATCAAATACCCTAGAAGAATGGGGGGGAAATCTCGCAAAGTTTCTGATGCTATCGAATGGTATTTTGATAAGAGGGGAGAAGATCCATCTTATGACGACCTTTTACGCAATATTGCCGTGCTTCAAACGGTCATAACTGAGCAAGGCACAGAGCTAGAGGAATTGAGACAATTCGCCCGAACCGGCCAAATAGCCCAAAATAAACGCCAAGAAAATAGGAAAAGTGAGTCTCCAAGGGGGGGTATTTTGGTCAAAGTGTGGAATCTTTTGCACCTTAGATCATCTCCTAAACAAGAA